CCTGCGCTGCCGTAACAGACACGTCGGAGTCTAACGCTTCGCCAGCCTCCTCCGCCTCTTCCGCAGCTTTGACGAGGTTTTTCTGACCGAGACCCTTACCGCGCGCGTCTTCTTTGACGAACGCGTCGTTGATCTGACGGCGTCCGTTCTTCGAAGCATACGCGATGTAGCCCTCCTTGGGCGATACCCCGGTGCGCTTGGACCCCGGCACGAGGTACCTGTCTGCGAACGGCTCTGCGGGACCCTTGTCCGGTGTTAGACCGAGTTCGTCAGCGAAGTTAGTTCCCGGAACTACGCGCTCGCCAGCCGTTCGCTTGATGAATTCTTGGACGGATTCCGTCACTGGCGGACGCGCGTCGACCGGCTTCGGCAGCGGGGGCGGCGGAGGGGTTTCTGCCAGTGTCAGGTTCTGCAGGCCGAGTTCATCCGCCGGAATGATCGCGCGGGGGTCGCGCTTCGTCCGAAGCATCTCGTCAATGAGCGCGCCTAGCTCGCTCAGGCCCTCCGGGGGCTGCGCAGCGGCCGGGGGCGGGGGTACGGGCTTCTTGGGCTTCGGCTCGACTGGAGCGCCTCCCTGGCGCGGCTTGTCGCGGGGTTTGGGCGGCAGCTTGTCTTGCGGGCCGCGCGGGGCGTCCGGGGCGATAGACAGGTCGCCGGTGTCCATGGCTGCGCCGCGCTGCACGCCCGCGAGCGGACGCGCGTCGCTGAACGGCGTATCCGTGTTGACGCGATACGGGCCAACGTCTTCCGGGTTGACCGCTTCGAAGTTGATTTCGTCCGGGCCGTTGCGGAGCGCGTTCGGACCGGCCGCGGCCGGCTGCACGTCTTCCAGCAGTGCGAGTTCGATAGGGTCGAGGTTTCGACCTGCGACCGGCGCAGCCACGTTGCCCGGCAGCGTCTCATACGGCACGTCCGGCGCGAGGCCCAGCTCGCCAGAGAAGTCTACCGACGGCGGGGGCGGCTCGACTGGGACCGGCGCGGGCCGCGGCGGGAACGCGTTCGGGTTCGTGTCGTGCTCCGCGAGATGCGGGCCGCCTTCGCGACCGCCGATCATGTTCTGGTAGAAATCCGACTGCAGGAACTTGTTCACGCCCATGTGACGCGCAGCGGCTTGCGCAGCGGCCACAGGCAGTTCCAACAGACTGAGATTGCGACCCGGCGCGTCCATGATCGCTTCCGACGCTGCCGGTGCGGTGGACTCCGGCGCGTACTCATTCGCAGTAGCTACCTGTTCGAGTTTCCCGCTCAGCGGCGCGCCCTTTTCCCTGGCTTCGAAGATTTTCTTCGCGTTGAGATTGCCGGCGCGCGACGCACCCTCGACGGTGCCGACTTTCGCGAGGCGTACGCGGTTGTCACGATAGCGCTCCGCCAGCTGCGGCTTGCCGGCCGTAGCCGCGTTGAATTCCAGGAAGTCGTCGAGAGCATCAGCGACGCTGCGCTGGGCAGAGCCGAGCGCCTCTTGCTGGATAGTCGGACGCTTGTCGCCCTCGCCCTTCATGGCGTTCTGTGCATCGCGGCGCAGCTCGCGCACGCGGTTCACCACTTGCCCGGCGTCGGCCGGTCCGTCGAACTCAGCGAGGATGCCGTCTACGAACTTGTCGATGTCCAAGTTGCGCTTCGTGCTCTTAGACGCGGTTCCGCGCGCTTTCTCGATAGCTGCGCGCAGCTCCGTGGTCGGCTCTACCTGACCGAGAGACGCCATCTCTTCGTAGACGGCATTGCCGACATCCTTCACGGGCTTGAGCCCTTTCTCCGTGAGGCTGTCCGCGCCGACGGCCTTCTGGCCCATCTTGTTCACGACGGGCTGGTTCTTCGCGGCCATGTCTTTCGAGATGCGCGACTCGCCGCCGATAGCCTGCAGCGCGCGGCCAAAATAGTTCTTGTCGCCAGTGATCTGCGACGCCTCTTTCGGCGTGACCTTGATGCCCTGCTTGCGAATCTCCGCGAGCGTGGCCTTGCCCTCTGTCAGCGCGGGAGCGGCTTTCGGCACGCGCGGAGCGTGCGGCATAGCGGACGGCACATCCGGCACCATGCCGGCGAGCGCCACGTCCGCGCCGGACTCCGACAGCGGCGACATGAATTCGCCGAGCGAGTTCACGATGTCCTGACCGTATTCGCTGCGCGGCGCGAACGTCGAGTCTGCGATGTCCTGGTTGTTCGGCTCGTAGCCGCCGATTAGACCGCGCGCCGACGCGATGAACGGGGCGACAGCGCCGGTCGCGAGCGACAGCAACGCCTCGCCGCCAGCGCGCGGCAGCTGCGCGATGTCCTGCGGGTTGTCCATCAGACGGTCGCGCGCAACGTCCAGCGGAGCGAGCGCGCGGTCGAGGTAACCTTCTTTCGGAGTTGCCGACGGAGCAGACGGCAACGTCGCTTCTCCCGGCAGCGACGGCATGTCTTGCATGCTGTCGTTGTTCGAGTCGAGCGAAGCGCCGACCGGTTTCGCCGTAGCGAGGTCGAACTTGCGCGGCGCGGCTGCCGGGTTAGACGGGACGCCTACCGGTTTCGCGGTGCTCAGGTCGAAAGCCATCACTGTACCTCTTCGTATTCGCCGTTCGGACCGACGTACGCTTTGTTTCCAGAACCGTCCTGCATGAGCGTCCAGCCCTTCGCGTTGACAGGCGGCAGCTCAACCGGCGGAGCTGCGCCCGCGCCGACGTTGATGCCTGGAACTTGCGCCAGACCCGCCTCGACTTCGGCGATGCGACGGAGACGGTCGAGCCGCGTACGCAGCAACGCCCACGACTTCGCGGCCTGCGCCTCGTCCTGGTTCGGGTCGAGCGCGGCCGTGAGGGCGACTTGCACCTTCTCGCCTTCCGCGTTGGACAGCGCGCCGAGCCCGCGCATTTTCTGAATCGAGTTCTGGAACGCCTCGCCGCCGAGCGTAGAGCGCAGCGCCACGGCGTTGCGGTACTCTTCCGGTTGCGCGATTGCCGGCAGCATAGCTGCCGCCGCGCCGCTCTTGCCGTACGACATGTCGAAGCCCGGCGATGCGAGAAAGTTGTCGATGTCCGCCTGGAACTGGTCGAGCGACTCAGTGACGCCGGGCAGCGCGTTCGCCAGCTTCGCCTGCGTGACGCCAGTAGTCTTCGCGGCGGCGATCTGACCGGCGTTATCCGCAGTCTGAGTCGGGGACACGAGTGCTCGTGGCGCGGCCGGTGCAGTCGGATTCGGCAGCACGCCGGGTTGCGAATACGGAACTCCGCCCGCGCTGAAAATCTTATCCGCGCGCACCATCTGATCGAACTGCGCCTGCTCCTCCGGCGTCTTGAGCCCGCGGCGGTACTGGTCGTTCTGAATGGCCGAAGACGGCAGCCGCCCGGCCGACAAGCCGGCCATGACAGACAGCTCCGGCACTTCGTCCGTGATGTTGTAGACGCCGTTCGAGCCGACGGCCTTCAGGTCGCCTTCGAACTTGCCCTGAACCGCGTTGCCGGCGCGCGTGCGATTGAGCGCAGGCGCATTCGGGTCGCCGAGCGTGTCGCGGTTGCCGAACTCCTGAGTCTTCAGCCTGAAGTCAGCAATGTTCGGCAGCCCCGGTGCGAGATTGCCGAGCAGCGCCTGCGTCATGAAATCCGCAGACGGGTCGTTGTAGTCCACGCCGCCGGAAGCCTGCATTGCGGCGATTTCCGAACGTGCGTTGTTCTCGGCTTCGGCCTGCATGGCCTTCGCCTGATTGACGCGGGCTTGCGTCAGCGCGTCTTCCGTCTGCGCGGAGCGATAGCGGCCTTGCTGGAATGCGTTTTCTTTGCGCGCTTCCAGTCCGCCGCCAATGAGGTCGCCGAGCATGTCGAAGCCGCTCATGCGAACCCCCTAGCGCTGCCGTACTGAGTGCCGTAACCGGTGGGCGCTTGCACCGGGGTCTTCGGCTTCACGCCGTAGCCGCCGTTAGCCGCCATGCCGCTACCGACGCCCTGCGCGACTTGGCCCGCCGCCATCGTCCACGGGTTGGCCTGGATGTTCTGCATGCGGAGCTGCGTCAGGAACTGGTCACCAGCGGAGTTACGGCCGATTAGACCGAGATCCGTGCCGGCGCGCAGGCGGCTGACTGCTTCCGACGTGCGCTGCAGGCCGGGCGCGTTGATGCGACCGAGCACACCGGCGCGGTTCGTGCCGTAGGTATCAACGTCTGTGCGCGCCTTCGCGGAATCAGTGTTGAACGCGTCGCTCGTCGCTCCGACCTGCTCTGCACCGTGTGCCTGCGAACGCGTGCGCTTGAGCTGCTCCATAAAAGCGTCGGTGGCCTGTCGCTGCGATGCTTCCGGCGACGAGCCTTCCAGGTTAGCGACTTCTTGCGCTACGCGCGCGTCGGCCTCGCGCTGACGACCCGACTGCGTGCGGATGCCCTGCGCGGCCTCTTCATCCATCTTTTTCCCGGTGCGATACGTCTCGTTCGCTTGCACGCCCGCGCCTACGGCGGCGAGCACTGCGGGAATCCAGACTGCTTCTGTGCCCATGATTACCTACCCCACGTCGCGTTGCCATACAGCGAGCCGACCGCCGAAGTCTGCCCGCGCCGTTGCGCGGCGGCTTCCTGCTGCGCGCCGATGGTCTTGATGGTCGAACCGAAAACGTCTCCGAGGCCCTTCGCCTTGGCGTCGGACATCGCAGTCTGCGCACCGGCGGCGATAGACGCGTTTGCGCGTTGCGCGGCGGTAGCGGAGTCGAGCCCGGACTGCGCCATCTGAATAAGCTGCAACCGCGACTGCTCGTCCGACATCTTCAGGTCGCCGAGCGCGCCTTGCGCAAGGTCTTCGGCCTGTAGAATACCGCGCTGGAACTCTTCGCCAGACCGCCTGTTTGCGTCCACGGCAGCGGAGCCGCCAGTTAGACCGCCGCGGGCGAGCGAGAACTTTAGACCGCGGTCCGCGACCTGCTTCTGTCGCGTAGCGTCGTCTGTGTAGTTCTGCCGAACGGCTTTGAGGAAATCGTCGTATTGCGCCTGACGGCCGGGAGCGTCGTAGGCGGAATTTATCTGTTTCGTCGTGCTGGCAATGCGAGCTTGACGCTCAGCCTCTGCCCTCTGTGCTTCCCGCTGTGCGCTGTTGCCTGGACTGCCCATCTTTCACCCTGGAAAACATGATTGCGTCTTCCCCGTTCGCGCCGTAAGCGCGGAGGGTTCCTTCGGGTGCGAGGCCGAGAACAGCGTACCAGCGATGCGCATGGATGCGGCTCGCCAGCGAGACGCACTGTAGACGATGCGTGTCCGTCTGGTCAAGCATAGCGTCCATTACCCGTCTAACGTGCCGGGTGGTGGCCCGCCAGTGCTGGCCGAACGCCTCTGGAGTGTTGACCATCCAGTCCTGCCACACGCCCGGCCGGATGTAGTCGAACCCGGCGGCGCAGAGCGGAGCCCCGGCGGCCGTCAGTACCCACGAAGGGCCGCTCTTAGACGCGAGCCCGAGCGCCATGCGGTCCCGGTCGAACCGGTCACCGGTAAACGCCTCGTATTGCTCGCGCTCGTCTTCAGGGAGCCGGTCGCAAATCAGGAGGATGTCCGACAGCGACGGCTTCTTGAACAGCTCGACTTTTGTCACCTACCGAGTCTCCAGTCTTGGACGTAGAGGTTGGCCGCCTGCCACTCCCATTCCTGGTTTGGCGCGAACGTCAGCCGCAGGTCGAAAGACGGGCCGGAGACCGGGAACGGCACCATCTGCCCGGTCAGCGTGTCAGCGTCTACTTCGTAGTCAGCCGTGCGCTGCGCGCGGTTGTTCTGGTTGTAGCCGATGCTCACTGACACGCCTTCCGGCGCGTCGCATACAAGGTCTATCCCGACGAGACCTTTCTCGACGCCGAGAGCGCCCATGTCCAGGTAGGGCCACTGGATGATGCCAGAGAAGTCGATGCCGCTTTGCGTTGCCATGGTTTACGGTCCGGAAGTCGGGAACGGAGCGATTGGGGGAGTGAAGGGGCTATTGTACCTGCAAAGACCGCGCGTCACACGGATGTTGTCGAAGTAGCCGTCGAAGTCCGCCGACACGAACGGCACGCCTTCGCCGATGGTGAAGTGCGACGCACCGCCCGAAGTGCCGCCGAAATCTCCGGCGATGGTGGTCGTGGTTGCGGATGGCACGCCGTCTAAGAACACGCGTACCACGTTGCTCGCGTCGCGAGAAATAGCTACGTGCACCCACTGGTTGTGCGGCAGCACCAAATCGTTTAGCGCCAAGCCGCCAGCGTTGTCGTAATTGAACTGCAGCGTGCGACCGCCGCCATCGAACTTCACGCCCAAGAAGAAATACCCGGCGCTGGGCGTCTTCGAATTCGCGAAGATCGTCGACAGCGCGCCGCCGCCATCCGTAACCCAGTAGATCCACCCTTCCGCCGTGAACTCGTCCGCGAAGACGAAGCGCGTAAGGTCAACGTCGTCATTGCAGTCGACGTAGTTGGTGTGATCCGTGAACTCGTTCTGATTGTGATAGGACGCGGTGCCGAACTTGAACTGGTCCGTGCTCACGCCGCTCACGCCGGTGCCGTCGAACAGGTCAATGTTCGGGCAGCCCGTGTGCTCCAGCAATACGCCGGTGTCGGCGGCGAGCAGGAGGACGTTTTCAGCGAAGTCCGGATCGACGGCCGGCTCGTCGGAAATGACTTCCGACGCGGTGTTCGAGAAATCCGAGCTGATGCCGCTCGTGTCGGTCGAGAGAATTTTGTAGCTGTACGTCTCCTCTTCGTCCGGGACGCCCACAGCGAAGTCGATGTACTGTCGCGCGTCGTTGACGCTGATGGTTGCGAACAGGTTGAACGGGCCGGCTCCGACAGCGCGGTATAGCGTGTACGAAGCGATTGGCGGACCGTCGCCCGGGTCCGCTTCCGTCCACGTCAGCGTTACCGACGGCGATTCGTCTTGCTCGCTGCTGAGCACGACCGGATCGGCGACGCTGAAAACGTCGTCCTGGAACGCCTCGTCAGAAACTTCCCAAACGTGATCGCCGGCCGTGCGCAACAGAAGCTTGTTGCCTTCGACCGTAGACGCGACGATTTCCTCCGGGAAGACGTAGCGGCTCCAGCTCTTTTTCTTCGCGCCGTTGATGGTGAGTACGAACGCTTCGTCTCCGAAAATCAGCCAGTACTGGCCCATGGCCGGCCAGAACAGCGACAGCGCGTCGTCGTCGCGGTCCAGCTCTTTCACCTTCGCCTTGACGAGAGAGTCAATTGGCTCGCCGACGCCGTCCGCCTGCAGATTAGTAGACGCTCCGGCGATGCTGATGTTTCTCGCACCGACGGACGTGAGCAACAGCAGGTCGTTCGCGGCCGGCTGGAGCGTGTGCGGGTACGTGCACGGCACGGGCACCGCATCGAGGAACGCCATGTTCGCGGGGTCTTCGTCTACCTGCCACATCTGGAATCCCTGCGAGTTCAGCGCGACTAGGTTCGCGCGATACAGTCCGAGCGCGGCAACCGGGTTCGAGCCGTACGTCTTCAGGCCGAACGGGATGTACCCCGCGTCGTCGGCGCTCGTCCAATCGAGCGGGTTGACCGTCGCGGAGAAGCGGATGATGTCGTCGTCTACGGCGAAGATTTTAGACGCCGCGATGACGACAACTTTCGTGTTCGGGCAGTTCTCGTCTTCGATGCGGCGGCTGATTGCCTCCCACACGATCTTTCCGTTGTCTTCGACATGACCGCCGGGCAGCGTAGACCACACCGGCTCTGTCGCCCCTGACTTCAGGATTGGCTCAGCCTCCCATGTCACTCGTGACGTGGCTACGGCTTCCCAGGTTACCTCGTTGTCGACGACGGTGTTGCCGAGCACCGTGGGCCACGTAGGTTCGGCGCTGTCGCTGAAGCCCGCGTTGGCTTGCACCGCACGGAAGATTAGACCGGGCGGCACTCCCATCACTGCATAGTTCCAGCTGAAGTTATCGACGTACACGTCGCCGCTGCCGGATCGCAGGTACGCGCCGATGGACGCGAACGCAGCGTTGGCCGGCGCTGACCCGTTGATGACGGAAAGCGCCCAGCGGTTCGCGCCGCTTCGGTTCGCTACCTCGCTGCCCTCAGAGACAGACAGCAGCACGTCGGCAGCGTCGTACCAATAAATGCGGACGTGGCCGGACGATCCGACGACGAAGCCGCCGGGGTTGTACATGATGTAACACTGCGCGGAGATGCTCTGCCCCGGCGTTACCGCGGCGCGCTCCTCGCTCACGAGTTCGAGCACACGGCCGCCTTCGATGGAGCCGGCAGCCCCCGCCCAGCGCAGTGCGAACGAGCCCTGGAAGACGTGCGTGCTCTGAACAGTCGGGTCGATGTTCGCGCCGCCGCCGGTAGTCCAGTCCCAGTCGC